GTATTGGGTGGTGGTACTGGAGTTGCGGTTTTACTTACCGCTACTTTCAACTTATAAGAACCTACCCCAAGTGTATTACTTGAAAATCCAGAAGATGTTGCTGATTGTACTAATCCTCCACTTCCGTTATATAATTCATATAAATAGCTACAATCTGCATCAGCACCATTAAGTGTTACATCTACCTTACCATTAACTGCATCATCATCTCTAATAATACCTGAAGTTATTGTACCAGGTATACTTTCACTTTGGTTATTTAGTTTTAAATTTGCAGTTACACCATCTGGCATATTTACATCAACACTAATGTTAATACCAGTTGATACCTGAATTACTTCTTGTTTTTCGAAGAAAAAAGATAGAGTTGCACTTTTTACAGTATTAGATAATTCCTTTATAGTTCTTCCATTTTTTTTAATTTGAGTAATCCATTTTGGTATATCAATACCAGTAGATGTATCGTTTGTTTCTATGGTTTGTACTGTATATAAATCTTTAGATTCACCATATCCACCAGCTTTTGCTCTAAAAGTTGCAGGAGTTAAAAAGTCTTTAGAAGTAAATTGTTTTTGACCAGTTGTTATTTCACCAATAGAACTTCCACCACTTACTTTAAAATTTACACCATTTGGATTTGAAACAAATGTTAAAGTAAAATTGAAATGTGAAGGAATCAAAGGTCTAAAAGAAATATCAGTATCTTCATTTTCAAACCTATCACCACTTCCTCTTGAACCTCTACCACCACTTTCAATGCGCAGAAATTCTTCTTCAGCCGAGACACTAAAGTTTCTTCCATCGTTTAGTTCCGAATCAGTACGGTTTGGGTCTCCAAATCTGTCAAATTCATCTATTACCATTTTTCTCCTATTATCTTTCTATATAAATATTTTTCTCCTAAAATCCCGCCCTACCTTCTGCAGCTGGGTTCCTTGGAAGTCCAAAAGGATTACTACCACCTGGACTTGCATATTGGAAAATCTCATGTCTCATCGTTAAATCTCCAAGTCTAATTGTAAAAACTGCAGTTACATCATTGGTACTGCTATTAGGACTTATACTCCCTATTACTATTGTGCCTGGTCCTGTTCCACTTGTTGGAGATATATCAATTCCATATGCGATTGCTGGACCTGATAAATCTTGAACACTCCACCTCTCTCCAGGTAGGCAATTTACGGTAACTTTCTGTATTTTACCACCTTCCCCTTGACCATTTGAGTCAAATCGCAATTTCGTAGGAGAAGTTCTTAAGAAACTTGTTGGTTTTGTTGATTTTGGACTATCTACCACGACATTATCATTTCTTACAACTGTTGTTCCTGCTTGTGTTATAGTCAACGATGCTTGTCCATAATTTAGAATATTTACAACTTTGTGTTTAACTACAATAGTACCAGTTCTGGCTTGTCCTGTATTCTTGTTAACTTTATATTTAAGTTGTCTATCACTACCATAAAATGTACCACTTCCTTTGGTTATTTCTACCCAACTAGGAGAAGAAATAACTTCCCATTTAGCTCCTTTTGTACTATAATTTGGAGATAATTTTACAGATACAAATTCAGATGTATCTCCTCTTGTTTTATATTGGCCTTTACTACTAGGGTCTAACACCAATTGTCTTTGAGTTGATGTTCTAGTACCACCACCTGATGATGTTTTTACTACTACTTGTTTTTTAGGTGGTGCAGGATAACTACATGGTGCATATGCACCTGTGTTATTTGCCTTTATATCATTACACCTTCCACTATAATCACATTCACCATCCTTACCAAAGTTTTTAGCACCTTTATCATTACAAACTTTTATATTTCTAGTATTTCGTACAGAAATCTTATATCTACATTGAGAAGGTATCGTAGCATTTTTATTGTAATTTTCTGCTGAACTATCCATACAACCACGAATTTGTGCTGCTTTTGCAGGTGGTCTTGTTGATTGAAATTCTTCGTTACTTGTTACTGTTAAAAGAATTTGTTCTATTTTATCAATAGTTTTTGTTTGTTGTAAATTCTTTGCGGTGTTTAATCTTATATCTTGTTTTGGTAAAGAAAATTCTGCAGCGTTAGATGCCATTTCACATACTTCATCAAATACTCTTGCTATATCAAACTCAACACCAAATGTATCACCAGTTGGTTGACCATAGTTTGATTCAAATGGATTGTAGTATCTATTCATACGATAGTTATCTATAATCTCTTGAAATAATTTTTTTACTTGAGTTAAGTAAACTTCAAAGTTTACCATTTTAAACTCTTGTTCTATAAGTTTAATATAATCTTGTCCTTCTGATATATTACCCTTTTTCATTAACATATTTCTAACAACCTTTGCAACATCCATTTGAGTTACAAATTCATCAAAAAATATTAGAACATCTGCGGTAAATGTACCACAATTTACAAACGTATCATATCTTGCTTGTAAATCTGAATTAGGTATTGAAGTACCATCTTCTACAACAGGTAAAACTCTTACCTCTGTTCTTGATGGTGATATTTCATGAATCCAAACTTTATCAAACAATCTTGGTTCAGAACCCAATCTTCTGTTTAATAAAGTAAGTTGAGTTTTAAATACACCATTAGAATATCCTGCTTCTTTAATAAGTTTTTCGGTATCAATAAAATACTCTTGAGCATTATTTGATTTTTTATTAAACTTATTTTCAGGAACTTTATCAAAGTATTTTTGTATATTCTCATCAGTATAAGAAATATATCTTACTTTTTTACCTTGAACGATTTCTTGTGGTAATTGATTATCAGAGGCATCATAGATTACAAACTCGATGATATCACCAACATCAAATCCGAAATAACCACGCTTGATTTCTTTTTCAAAGATTTTTCTATCTTTGTCATCAAGTCGGTATCCCTTCTTTTCTATTACTTGTTTGAATCCTTTTATTGCCATAATTTTTAATCCTATTTTCTATCCGCATGTGTTTGGTATGCTGACCAAGGTACTTGTACAGTTGAGCCATTTGATTTTAATCTAAAAGTATAATATCCTACACCACCAGCTTCACTACCACCATCCCTTTTACTATTTATATCAGAAGCGATACCAAAGTTTATATTTGGCCCTTGAACTGCAGTTTTCACTACACCATCGACCTCTTGAGCGGCGTTTATTGACCATGACCTTTTTTGTCCTTGAATTACAAAAGGACCGTATGGTTTTTGTGTATCTAAATTTTTAACACCTTTGTTTCCAGATTTTGCAGTATAACCAGTATTTACAATTGTAGACCCTATTAACTCGACCACCTCTGGTTCTGTACTTATAGATTTTATTTTTAGAGTTGCAGAATCTCCTGAACCTCCATTTTGGTGGTCTCTATATGTTTTACCCGCTCTCCATCTTATCATACCACTATCTACCTTCCAATTAGTTGATGCACTCACTCTACTTGGGTCTTTTGCGCTCTCAATGTAAAGAGCAACTTTTCCGCCATCAAATATTCTATATCCATCAGTTATCGCATTAACCGCTTCTACTAAATTTGTAGCTTCAGCTTGAGTTTTTTGTTCTATTAATCTTTCTTCTGTTTCTTTTGCACTTTCTATTTGTGCATCTAAAATATCCAACTGAGCTGCTACTTGTCCTTGTAGTGATGCTACAATCTGTCTCAATTGAAGTATTTGTTCTCTTAATGTATCTTTTTGTGCAGTCAAACCTTCTACTTGTGCTTGTAGTGAAACTCTTGCTGAAGCTTCTTTTGTTCCTTTGATAATTGCTTGTGAGAATTTTGAACTCAACTCACCAAATGAACTTGCTTGTTGTTGTAGTTGATTTTCTGCAATCGCTCTTGCTACTTGTGCGGCATCTAATTGTTGTCTTAATGAACGTATTTCTCCTTGTAATTGAGAAACTTGTGCTTGTAAGTTTCTTATTGTATCATTTGCAGCTGCTAAATCTGAAATCGCCTGATTGTATCTTTCTAATAAATCATCGTAGACTGGTTTAGGGACTACTGGTGGTGATGGTGGAGGTGGAGGAACAATTAACTCATCTATTACAGTATCAACTGCTTTTTTTAGTTGACCTTCATCGTATTTAGGTTTCTCGATGTAGTTTGTTAACTCACCATCTCTTTCACCTTCAATGTGTTCGTATGGTTCAACTGATGATTTTGAGACAATAGTAGTACCCCCATCTATAAAAGTATGGGTTTTAGAAATAGGGTCCTCCGAGATGATTGCTCGAGAACCACTCTGTACTAATTCTGATACTCTTAATTTATTGTCTAAAGCCATTTATTATTTCTCTATTGTGAAAGTTAAATCCTTATCTTCAAAGTATTCTATTACACCATCTCTATCTACTTTAACTTGAATATAATAATCTCTATTGTATTCCCAATTTGTTAAATCTAATTTAAAGTAGTTACCACTTGAATCACACGAAACTTTTGTATAATCTCCAAACGGTACAATTATATCTTCTGTTACTATATCCTTTACTTGATAATAAGTAGATGATGGTAAATATTTTACATCTGTGTAAGAGTATTGATTGGTGTATGTTTTAAGAGGGTATTTTTCTCTACCGAAAACTCTGATTTCAGGTTTACTTCCACGCTTGTATCTGGTCTTTAATCTTTTGAATGTTACATGAATATCATCAGCGGTAAGTTCTGTTAAAGAACCAGTAGAGAACGAAGAATCATCCCAACCAATTCTTAATTTAGGTTGGTAAATGGTATTTGTTTCTTTCGAAAAGAATTTTAGTTGTCCGTAGTCATTGGTATCACTTTCTAATGATGAAGTATATTTGAGGATAAATCCTTCATTTGGAAGGGAACCACTAATCCAACTATCCATGGTCGTTTTAACATCCATTTCTAAATCAGATGTTTCGTATGAGAATGATTGTGTTGAATAAGAACCAGTAAACCAAGTTCCTCCCTTACCATTCAAAGAACCAGTTGTATCTGCTGAATGGTTTTCTTGTGTTAACCAATCTACACCTGTTCTTACTGAATTCCAAGAAACACCATCAGTAGTAATATCATCGAAACGAGTACCAATACCCATTTCCCAAGATTGAGTTACTGCATATGCATATATTGTATAATCGATAGGAATCTCCGATGATTCACATTCTCTTAAAATCATTTCAGCAGAACTCATTGTGATATCACCACTTACTATTGATTGAGATAGGGGAGTAGTTTCAAATTTAATTAAGGTGTGTGCAATATCTTTTAAACTTCCATAATAAGTTTTAGATACTTCTAATATCTCATCTAATCCTGTGTTTTGAGTTGGTTGTTGTAAGTAAATCGTTGCATCTTTTGATGCTGTTACAAAATGATACATTATAGAACCCTCCCTTTTATATCCTTGCCAGGATATTTTAATTCAAATACAGATGGGTCAAGTGATGGAAATACCATTTTACCCTTTGTTGCAGTTTCTATGTTGTATTTGTGTTTAGAATAAGTACCTCCACATTTATTTTCAATTATACACTTTGGTACCGACTGAACTCCCTCAACTGATGCAATTGTTAATTCTAGTTCAGAAATATTGATTGGTTGGTTGAATGTCCAATTATCTATGTTGAAATAATTTTCTATTTCTGTAATACATTGAAGTAAAACTTCTCTTTTGTTATATGAATTAAAAACTCTAATTTCAAAATCCACAGCAATATTAATAACAAATCCATCTAAAAGATTTATACCATCAGTTAACATTCTATATTCAGATAGATATGTTTTAAGGTTTTCTTTGACTGCTTTGTTAAGTGATACAAGTTTTTTATCAGAATTATATCCAAGTGTGTATAGATTAATAGCGAATGGATTATTTTTTTCGTTTACTGTTCCTTTTTTATTTGTTAAAAAAGTTTGAAGTTGGGTTTTTATTTCTGTTTCTGTTAAATTTTGTTCTTGTAAATCTAAAACTAATCCTGCAAACTCATCTAATGAATCAGGTGAAGCTAAAATAGAAGAAGGTGAATTATTATCTAACTCCCCATCTGGTGCTGTATATGCTTTTGCAATACCTCCATATTTAGCTGGAAGTGCAAGTGCCCTAACTTGGTAATCTTTTCTTGTTACTGCTCTGTTTTGTGAACCGAAGTGTGCAAGTGCGTTTTCTCTAATCTCATCAATAGTTTCAGCACCCCTACCACCACTAGCAGGAATTTCATTATCTACTGCTACAGAATTTTTACAAAATCTGTAAAGAGTTATTTCATCATCATCAAACAAAGATAAATCTTCATCAAATTCTATAGCATCAATTTGAGTTAAATCATTCACAGGTACATTTGCGGAAACACCTCCACCAGTAAAATATCTTATTGTTAAAGTTGTATTACTTGGTGCCTGACCATAAGATTTTGATTTTAAGAAGTTAGCTGGGTCAAATGATGCACCTAATCTATCTATTGAATTATTTAATCCTAATCCTACATTTTTAAAATTTGGTAAAAAGGTTTCATCCGATGATGTTGAGTTTCCTCCCCCAAATACTAATGTTGTAGTGTTATCTTCATTTATTTGTCTTACAAATCTTCTTGATGTTTTTGTTACTTTTAATATTTGAGATACAGAGTCTTTAAATTGATATAAATCAGTATCAAATTGGTCTGTATTTGCATAATCAGTATAAACCAATTCTTGTGCAAGATAAGGTACTTCATACCATTTATTTCCATTTGAATCTCTTACATCATATATTTCTATTACATTTGTATCAGCAATATCTATTTTTGAAAATTGTTGTGGTGAGCCAAACGAAATATTAATCGTATTTAATTCTGCTGAAATTGCATTAACATATTTTCTAATCAGATAAAACGTAGGTTCTCCTAATTCATTTCTTTCATAAACAGAAACTTCTCTTTCTGTTAAGTCATTAAAATCTACAAGTTCAGTCGTTCTAAAGGTTATACCAGTAGATGCAGAAGTAACATTCATTCCTTCTTTTATTCTTATAAGATATCCAGGGTCTAAATCAAATCTATTATCACCATCATATAAATTTCCACTTGCCTTTCTTTTACTTGGTACAAGTTGATATACAGATAATCTTGTTAATCCAGCCGATGTTACTTTTGGTTTGTATCCTAAAAAGTTTGCAAGAGCAACAACATTACTTCTATCTTCAGCGGAATGAATCATAGATTCTTTCAACGTATCATCTATATAATACCCAAGTACATCTCCTAAATAAGATGCCATTTCTATGAACATCATACCTGGTGATGATTCATTAAAATCCGAATATGTTTGTGGGAAATAAGTTTTAGCAAACTCAACTAGATTTTCTCTAAATTGACCGAAATCTTTATTAAGATATTTTATATCTCTTCCTTTATTTTTTATATTTCCTGTATTAAGTGCCATAATTTATTATCCCTGTAATGTAAAAGATACACTATCTGTTTCTATATTATCTCCAACTGAAAATTTTATATTCATTCCAACTTGGTTTTTATCTTTCATTTCATCAGTTAGCTCTACATTTATTTCATCTATATTAATATAAGGTAACCAAAAGTTTACACTATCAGTTATTGTATCAACTAATCTATCTTCAAAATCATCTCCCATTTGTTCAAATAGAAGGTCATGTAAACCAGTACCAAATTCTGGTTGCATCACTCTTTCACCTCTTGCAGTAAGAAGAAGATTTCTTAAATTTGTTTTTGCGGCT